ATTATGAAAAACAAAGCAGAGACATTAACATCAGGCTCATCACAGCCAGAAGTATTTAATGTACTTGGACAATTACAAACAATAGAAAGAGTTAAAAAATCAGGCGAAATGATTTACAACAAGAAAGAACAATTGACCAATGACCTCGGAGCCAAAGAAAAATAAACAACTTTTCTTTTTAGTAGCGCAACCTAGATCTGGTAATACTTTATTTACAAGTATTATGAATCAAAATCCAGAGATAGCCTGCACACCTAATTCTATTACATTAGAAATAATGAAAGATTTGTTTTTATTAAAAAAAACAGATGTCTTTCAAAACTATCCAGATCATAAGTCTTTAGATAATGTATTAAATGTCGTGTATGACACCTACTATAAAGATTGGCCACAACAAACAATTATTGATCGTGGACCTGTTATGGCTCCTGGTAATTTTTCATTAATGCAAAAACATTTTAAACAACCTTTTAAATGTATAGTATTACTTAGGAACGTACTAGATGTGTTAGCCAGTTATATGAAATGGTATACAGAAAATCCTGACGCATTTCCTAATAAATACAATTTAAAAAATGATGAAGAAAAATTAAGTATGGTTATGAATAATAAAGGTGCTGTTGCAAAAGATTTAGAAGCAATTAAAAATGCTTTTAATTATCCAGAAATATGTCACTTTGTAAAGTATGATAATTTAGTTGCAAGACCTGAAGAAGAGATAAAGAAAATATATCAATTTATAAACATACCTTATTTTTCCCACAGATTTGATAACTTGCAACAAGTAGAAGTTAATGGTATGAAGTATGACGATACTATCGTAGGAAAGAATATGCATAACATAAGACCAGTAGTTAGAAAAGTATTTAATCCCTACATAAATAAAATTCCAGAAAGGATAAAACAAAAATATGAACACATTAGATTTTAAATTTGTATTTCTAGGTCAATCTATATTAAGATATCAAGTGCCCTTAGATGTGTACAATAGTATTAATAATATTTATGAAACAAAATACCCTGAATTAAAACCAGCTAACAAACAGCTAGTAGGTAAAATAGAAAAAGAACATAGTCTATTTTATAATGGTGAAAATAGTCCTAAAATGACTAAACATAATCATTTACCTAATAATGTTTTAGATTGGTTTAATAAAATGTTTCTTCATTATTTAAATTGGAATAAAGTTAGAGAATATAAAATGCATTTAAATTCTATTTGGGTTAACACCATGTTTGAAAACGAATACAATCCAGTGCATGTACACCAGGGATCATTATACTCTGGTCTTTCTTCTGTCATGATTTTAAAATTACCAAAATCTTATGGTACAGAATATTCTGCTGCTGACCAACCTATGAATGGTAAATTACAAATACTAGGATCATCTTCTGGTCTGTTTTCTAATATAGACTATCAACCAAATGTTGAAGAAAGAGACTTTTTTATATTTCCATATGACATGAGACACTGTGTATATCCATTTAATGGACCTGGTTGGAGAAGAACACTAGCGGCAAACATGGATGTAGACTATGACCCAATTAAAAACAGAGGAGTAAGTTAATGTACGAAAATAAACCTATATGGGAACCTAAATGGAAAAGTTGGATAGTTCAAACTACAACACCATTGTTTACACCAGAACAGTGTAGACAAATTATTGAAGCAGGTAGATCTGAAAAACCTAAAACAGCACAAGTTGGTATGAATAAACCAGGTGGGGGAACAGATACAAAAAAAAGAGTTACAACAATATCTTGGATACCATTTAAAAAAATGGCACATATGTATCAAGACCTTAATATTTTTATACAAAAAGCAAATGAAAACCATTTTGGTTTTGGTGACATACAAATAACAGAACCAGCTCAATTTACAGAATATCCTGAAGGAGGATTTTATGATTGGCATATGGATTGTGATGTAAACATGGAGCACGAACCGCCAGTTAGAAAAATATCAATGACTCTTTTGTTAAATGATCCATCGGAATTTCAAGGTGGAGATTTAGAATTAATGGCTCCAGGTAAATTTGCAAACCTTAAACAAGGTCACGCAATTATATTTGCATCGTTTTTAAATCATAGAGTAGCACCAGTAACAAAAGGTCTTAGACAATCATTGGTTGTTTGGTTTGGAGGCAAACCATTTAGATGATTAAAGAACAATTTTTTCCAACAAATATATATGGTCATGACACACAGTTAGATAATAATTTTTTAGCTAACGAAATAGTTGACTGGTCTAAACAAAATAAAGGTGTACAAAAAACAAATGTTAATGGTTGGCATAGTGAAACTAACATGCATCAACTGCCACAATTTAAACCTTTAGTAGATGAATTATTTAAAATGGCATTAGAAGTATTTAATGAAGAATGGTTAGACAGACAACCTAGACTAGGTAATATGTGGGCTAATATAAATTATCAAGGTGGCTATAACAAACCTCATATACATCCCAATAGTTTATTTAGTGGTGTATATTATGTACATGGACAAGAAAATTCAGGACAATTAATTTGTATGGACCCTAGACCTGGAATACAAACTACTATGCCAATAAGAAAATCAGGTCAACCACCAAAACATTTGTGGAGAGAATGTCATATAAATCCAAAACCAGGTAGAATTATAATGTTTCCAGCATGGCTGTGGCATTCTGTTGAACCAAATAAATCAAATGATATAAGGATATCAGTAAGTTTTAATTTTATACAAGATGGCTTTCAATAAATATCAAGTAATCAAAGGTGCTATTAGTTACGAGTTAGCTAACTTTGTATTTAACTATTTTCTTCTTAAACAAGATGCAGTAGATTTTATGTACAAGAATAATATTACTTACGACAATGGTATGCTTGGTACATGGACTGATAAACAAATACCTAATACTTATTCACATTATGCAGACTTTGCTATGGAAACGTTACTTGTTAAAATGTTACCAGTTATGGCTAAAGAGACAGGACTTAATTTAGTTCCAACTTATTCATATGCTAGAATATATAAACATGGTGATGAATTAAAAAAACATAAAGATAGACCAAGCTGTGAGATATCTACCACTATTAATTTAGGAGGAGATCCATGGTCTATATTTATAGAAGGCACTAAAGTCTTGCTTGAAGTAGGCGATATGCTAGTATATAGTGGCTGTGATCTTGAACATTGGCGAGAGCCTTTTGAAGGGGACATTTGCGGTCAAGTATTTCTACATTATAATCATGTAAATGGCCCATTTGCTAACAAAAATAGATTTGATGGACGACCTATGTTGGGTCTACCATCATTTGTAAAATAGTATAAGAATGAGGTTATATGTTACAAAAATTAGGATTTGTACCTGGGTTTAATAAACAAGTCACAGAGACCGGTGCCGAGGGACAATGGTTTGATGGCGACAATGTTAGGTTTAGATACGGCACTCCAGAAAAAATTGGTGGTTGGACACAGTTAGGAGCAGATAAACTAACAGGTGCAGCTAGAGCTATCCATCAATGGGATGATAACGCTGGTATTAAATACTCAGCAATAGGAACTAATAGAATTTTATATGTGTACTCAGGGGGTACTTATTATGATATACACCCTATAAGAGCTACACTTACAGGTGCTAATTTTACAAGCACATCAGATCAAAATATAATTACAATTACATGTACAGGCGCACATGGATTAGCAGAAAAAGATATTGTAATGCTAGACAGTGTTGCCAGTATTCCTGCATCATCAAGTTTTGATGCTACGGATTTTGAAGATAAAAAATTTATGGTAACTGCCATACCTACGACTACAACTTTTACTATTACAATGGGATCTACGGAAACCGGCACACCAATGAGCACAGCAGGATCGACGTCTGTTTTATGTTATTATCACGTAGGACCAGCACAACAACTTGGAGGTTTTGGTTGGGGTACAGGTCTATATGGTGGAACAGCTTTAGGAGCAGCCACAACTACTTTGTCAACAGCTATAACAGATACTGTTACTACGACTATTGTATTAGCAAACACGGCAGCTTTTCCATCATCAGGAGAAATTAGAATTGGTACAGAAGATATAAGTTTTACAAATAATAATACCTCTACAAATACTTTAAGTGGAGGAGCTAGAGGAGCTAACGGAACTACAAAAACAACACATAGTGGTGGAGCAAGTGTTACAAATATATCAGATTTTGTTGCATGGGGTGACCCATCGAATGCTGACTTTACTATTGACCCTGGAATGTGGGTATTAGATAACTATGGAACAAAATTAATTGCACTTATTTATAATGGATCTTGTTTTGAATGGGATGCTTCTTTATCAAATGCAACATCTACTAGAGCAACATTATTACCTAACGCACCTACAGCGTCACGTCACGTATTAGTATCTACACCGGATAGACACTTAGTATTTTTTGGTACAGAAACTACAGTAGGTAATACTGCTACTCAAGATGATATGTTTATAAGATTTTCATCTCAAGAAAGTATTGATGAAACAGATTCTTACGTAGTTAAAGCAAACAACACCGCAGGTACACAAAGACTTGCTGATGGTTCTAAAATTATGGGGGCTATTAAAGGAAGAGATGCAATTTATGTATGGACAGACACTGCACTATTTCTTATGAAGTTTGTAGGCCAACCATTTACATTCTCATTTGAACAAGTAGGAACTAACTGTGGATTGTTTGGTAAGAATGCATGTATAGAAGTTGATGGTTCTGCTTATTGGATGTCTGAGAATGGATTCTTTACTTACGATGGTCAATTAAAATCTATGCCGTGTCTTGTTGAAGACCATGTTTATGATGACATTAATGCGGTATCAAGAGACCTTATTAATGCAGGGTTAAATAATTTGTTTGGTGAGATAAGCTGGTTTTATTGCACATCTGCATCAGATTCTGTTAACAGAATGGTTACTTATAATTACTTAGACTCTAGTCCTAAACGTCCTATATGGACAACAGGTACTTTACCAAGAACAGCGTGGCAAGATTCTGCAGTATTTGATAAACCGCACGCAACTTTTTATGATTCAACAGATAATGCAGCTAGCGATTGTACTGGAAACACTGACGGTATTACTATATACTATCAACAGGAAACAGGGACCGATCAAATTAATGCTGGTGGTGTAACGACTGCCATTATAGGTACAATTACTTCTGGTGATTTTGACATTACACAGAAACGAGCTTCTACTGGAGCTGTTGTGGGAATGCCAGATCTTAGAGGTGATGGTGAATACATTATGAGAATACAGAGATTTATACCAGATTTTATTTCACAAACAGGTAATACTAGAGTTAGTTTTGTAACAAGAAACTATCCCAATAGTTCTGCAACTACTACAAACTTTGACGTAAGTTCTACTACAACTAAAAAAGACACAAGACTACGAGCACGATCTATTGCTATTAAAGTTGCCAATACTACAACTAATGAAGACTGGAAACTTGGTACATTTAGATTAGACATTTCACCAGGAGGTAGAAGATAATGGCTAGGACTATTGGCGAACAAGTTTATGAAGATCAGGTAGCATCAGGACAAATTCAATTACCAAATGTTTTACCTCAAGACTATGGTTACACTGGTTTAATAGACGAAGACTCAGAGTTTAATACTCCTTACGGAACTAGAACAGGTATTGCAGGTTATTATGATAAATTTAAAAGTCCAATTACGTCTGGTTATAGCAATTATGTTACACCTTTAATAGGTAGCGCTATTAGTGCATTTACAGGTATTCCAGGTATAGGTTTGTTAATGTCAAGATTGCCTAACGATACTCAACGTAATATTTTTAATAGAAGTTTTACAGTAGGGGGTTCTAATATGCTTACTGATCCTTATGGGTATTATAGCTCTTTAAGAGCAGGTAATTTAAATCAAGATCCTTTTGGTAGAAACACCGTTTCTGCTTTTGGTAATTACGAACAAACATTAGCAAACGATGCAAACTACACGGGGACAAATAAATTTAGACAAGATAAAGCAGATTTTGCAAAAGACTACTTTGAAAAAAATGCTATAAATGCTGGCGGGGTTACAGTGGATAATACAGTTTATTCAGGAGCAGATTATCAAGGTGATGGCGGTGGAGGAAATCAAGGACAAAGAGATGCTGGACCAGGATTTAGTGGATCAGGTAGCGCAGCAGAAATGGGTTCTTTTAGAAGAGGAGGCTTAGCAAGTTTATAATGGCAAAGATAGTAGAATCATTAACTAGAGCAGAACCAGAATACAGTCAAAGAAATATACAATCTTTGGTTAGGGACCTTGACTCAGTAATTACAAAATTAAACAGTACGTTTCAAGATGAAGTAAAACAGGAGATAGAAGCTAAAAGTTTCTTTATGGAATAATGGCAGTAGTAAACCAATATAAATTTTACGGCAAAACAACAACAGCCGCAGAGACTGTGTCAATGCTTTCTCCAGCTGTTAATGAAACTTATATTGTTAAATCATTAAGAGTTACAAATAAATCAGGTTCTAATACACCTACTGTAACCATTAAAAATAATGCATTTGAGATTGTTAATACACAAACATTAGTAGCTGCTACAAGTGTAGAGATATTAACTTTACCTTTAATTGTAGAAGGTGGAACTGTGTTATCTTACACTACGGCTGGCACCGTATCAGATGGTGTAGTATTTGGTATTAGTTATCTTAATATATTAAAGGAGAAAATAGACTAATGGAAGTATATAATGCTAAAGTAGAAGAAACTTACAGACACAAAGAAACTGGTGAGATTTTTAAAGAGAAAAAAGACTGGGAAGCAAAGGGTTATAA